CTTGGACATTTTGAGGTTTTTTGATCAGGCACACTGGTTTTATTATTACCCAGTGTGACTGTGCCTGTGCCAACGGGCACTCCCCCCAATGTCCCATCCGGACATTTTTAAATACGAATTATTGTGTCCCGACGGAATAGTTCGTGCAATTCATTTCTGAATTTACTCGATGAGTAACAGTACCCTGTCGCGATTCAATTTTGGTAGATCTCCTACTCAATTATTGAATTTAGCTGCCAGTCAGTTTTTAAACCCCCAAATGAGACGAGCATATAATGCATATAGAGGACGTTTCCGCCGTGCAACCGGTAAACGTCGTGCAGGAGGATCTGCACAGACATATGTGAAACGAAAACGTTCATCAACCAATACAGGAATCTTGGGTGGAACTAATGCGGATACCCGATTGATCTATCGGAAGAAACGCATGCCTCGTAAGAGACGCAAACGTTGGGCGTCTTTTGTAAAGAAAGTTGGCGCTGTAGAGGAACGTCAACTTGGTACAAGAACCGTGTTGTTTAATGACCAGTTGTCACAAACTAGTGGTGCAACTACCGGACAAAATTCATTGACAGTTGGTTTGTATGGATTTGTCAATAGTACAGCAGGATGGTTGAATGATATGAATCAAATCGGTCAGTTGGAGAATGAAAGTAATCCAACAGCTAATGCAGGTGCAACCATTAATAACAATTCCAAGATTGTTTTTACAAGTGCCATAATGGATATTACGCTTAGGAACGTAAGCACATTTAGATCTGGTGGAGAAGATAATCTCGCATCAGATGCAGCTTTAGAATTGGATATTTATGAAGTGTACTTGAGAAAAGAAGCAGGCGACATAGGAGGTGTCGGTGCTTTTGAGACGATAAGCGATATGCTTAATCGATATGACGAAGCAGAAATTGGCGGTACTGGAACAGGTATTGCAATTTCAGATCGTGGTGCAAGCCCATTTGAACTTGGTTCAGCATTGAGTCGTTGTGGAATAAAGATTTTAAAAAAGACGAAATTTTTTATTCCTAATGGTCAGACAATTACTTGGCAAACTCGTGATCCTAAAAGACATGTTTGCAGATATGGTGATTTGGAAACAAATGATGGTTGGATTAAACCAGGTTGGACAAGAGCTAACTTTTTAATTTATAAGTTAGTACCAGGTCTTCCTGTTGGTACAACTGATGGAACTTATAAAGCTCAGATTAGTTGTGGAATGACACGCAAATACGCTTATAAAGTGGAAGGATTTAATGAACCTCGTGAACGCTTATTAGGAGCTACATATATACCAGGAGCAAATAGGTAAACGGTAGCACATCCTGGCGCAACAACCCGCCGCTGAGGCGGTTGCGCCGATGTGCGGACACAAAAGATAACGAGAACATGACAATATATTCATGCGTCCGTAGGACGCTAAAAAACATAAGAATGATAATATATTCTTTGCTTATTAAAGAGAGTTAAATTGAACTACTTTAAATCGACGCCTAATAGGAAGTAGGTCTTCGTTGTTAGGGAAACATTGTTCAGGAGTATAGTTGGATAAGACAATAATTTTTTGAGGACGAATTTTTTTGATATGAGAACCTTTGACTTCAGGTGAAAAAGGATAACGATCAGCCCATATTTTGAGAAAGGAACCCATCCATTTACCAGCTTCTGGATTCATTTCTTCAATGGCAACAACATCTTCACCATCATAGCCATCCCACCATTTGTTTAAGGATTTGGCGTAATGATCGGGATATAGTGCCCAAAGTCTTCGTGACTTTCCAGTTCCCGTCGGTCCCACCCACCATTCATTGTCAAGGTCGCCATCGATGATGCCGCTGCTTCTTCGTCTGAGGTCCAATATTTTTTTGTGGTGGAGGAAATAGACGTGGGGGTAATCTTCTTTAATTTTTTCGATTTCTCCATCTTCGGCAAGTTTGATGATTTCCCTCCATTGTTGTTTTTTGTCAACACCTTTTCCCAATAAAGGTCTCTCTCCGTATTCTTCAAAGTCTCCGTCTTTGGTGCAGTAGTCGTAGTTTTGTTTAGCGTTACCCTTAGCAACTTCGACGTGGGCCCGAGAGAGTAAACCTGATAGTCGACTACATCGTACTGGATGTGGGAACTGAACGTAGCCTTGATAGTGTGGAGTTCCCAGCTCTCCTCTTTCTCGACCGTAAACGAAGTACTTGACATGACCTTTGAGTAATTCGATTTCGAGATCGTCGCCCGGTGTAGGATTATTGATAGTGAAGGTGAAGTTTCTGGTCTTGGACATTTTGAGGTTTTTTGATCAGGCACACTGGTTTTATTATTACCCAGTGTGACTGTGCCTGTGCCAACGGGCACTCCCCCCAATGTCCCATCCGGACATTTTTAAATACGAATTA